CTACAACGGATATAAACACGTTTATAACTCAAGCAGAACAACGTATTTACAACACAGTCCAATTGCCTGCACTACGTAAAAACGTAACAGGTTCATTAAGTTCTGGTAATAAGTATTTAGCGATGCCTACAGATTGGTTAGCTACATTTAGCTTAGCTGTTATTAATACAGACAACGAATACTTATATCTTCTAAACAAAGATGTGAACTTTATTAGGCAATCATTTCCTGATACTGACTCAGCTTTTTATGGCGAACCACAATACTATGCGGTATTTAATGCTACATCGTTTATTGTAGGTCCTACACCTGATACTAACTACTCAGCAGAACTTCATTACTTTTATTATCCTGAGTCAATTACAACAGCAGGCACTTCATGGGTAGGTACTAATTTTAGTTCTGTCCTTCTTTATGGGTCTTTATTAGAGGCTTATACTTATATGAAGGGTGAAGCAGACGTGATGGCTACTTATAAATCTAGATACGATGAAGCGATGTTATTACTCAAACAGCTTGGTGATGGCAAAGATAGACAGGACTCATACCGATCAGGTCAAGTTAGATACCCAGTACAATAAAGGAAACTAAATTGGCAATCTCACAAACACTAGCAACAAGCTTTAAAGTTGAAATCTTAGATGGTATACATAACTTTGGTGTAGGCGTTATTCGTGCATCTACTGCAGCGGATACTTTTAAAATAGCCCTATATTCAACCTTAGCTACGCTTGACGCCGCCACAACAGTATATACAACATTGAATGAAGTTACAGGTACAGGCTATACAGCAGGCGGCAACACATTAGTTATATCTCAAGTTCCAACATCAACAAGTACTGAAACAACAGCATGGTTAAACTTTGATAATTCTAGTTGGACTACTGCAAGCTTTTCAGCAGATGGTGCTTTGATATATAATAGTACTCAAGGTAATAAAGCAGTAGCAGTATTAAACTTTGGTGGCACTAAAACCGCTACCGCGCAAACGTTTACAGTAACATTCCCAGCATCTACATCGGACGCTGCAATTATAAGGATTTCTTAAATGACATTAGATTCATCAGTATTTTCAGAAGCACCACAAGTAAATATTAATAATGTAAGACCCCTAGAAAAAGATTTATATAAAATGATGTGGGATAGACCGGAGTATAGAGTTGTAGCTCCTGGTGAACACATCGCACACGAATTTTTAAAACAAGCTAGACCACCTAAAGGCGCATCAGTATTAGATTTGGGTTGTGGCACTGGACGAGGTGCTCTTAATTTAGCTTTTTTTGGTGGCTTAGATGTCACGATGGTTGACTTCGCAGATAATTGTTTAGACGAAGATATTCGACCAATGCTAGAAACACAGAAGCATGCTATGAGATTTGTAGAAGCGGACTTATCTCAACCCTTACCTGTTAAAGCAGCTTATGGGTTTTGTACTGATGTGATGGAGCATATAAGACCTCATCATGTAGATCAGGTTTTAGATAATTGTTTGGCTGCTTGTCAGCATGTATTCTTTCAAATTGCTACTGAAGATGATGTTATGGGTAAATTGGTGGGGCATAAGCTTCATTTAAGTGTACATCCATATGAATGGTGGTTAAAAAAGTTTATAGACCGAGATTGTGTTATTCATTGGTCTAAAGAAGAAAAAGGTTATTGTTTATTTTATGTAAGTAATTGGTTAAAAGGTTCTGATATTGTTGATGCTGGAGTGCTTAATACAGACGATGAAATTATCAAAGCAAACGTAGAACACAACATTAAACGAGGTTTTTTACAAATAGAACCCCACCCTACAAATGACCAAGAAGTTATGATTGTAGGCGGTGGACCGTCATTGAATGAACACCTAGAAACTATTAGACAAAAACGGGCTGATGGTGTTAAACTGATCACAATTAATGGGGCTTATAAATGGTGCCTAGACAATGGTATTACGCCTTCTGCTATGGTTATGGTAGATGCAAGACCATTTAATGCACGATTTACACAACCTGTGGTAGATCATTGTAAGTATTTTATTGCTTCTCAATGTGATCCTACTACGTTTGATGGGCTTCCAAAAGATAGAACCTATATATGGCACACAAGTACTGAGTTACTTAATGACATATTAGCTAAACAATACCGAACTTGGTATCCTGTTCCAGGAGGATCGACAGTCCTTTTAAGAGCAATACCGTTGTTTAGGATGTTAGGTTTTAAACAGTTTCATCTCTTTGGATGCGATTCCTGTTTAGAAGATGAAGTTCACCATGCATATGAACAAATAGAAAATGATGGACAGTTAAGCATACCCGTAAACGTGGGCGGAAAAATATTTAACTGTAACCCGTGGATGATTTCTCAAGCACAAGAATTTATTGATTTGATTCGTATGCTAGGGGATGAAATTGAATTAAACATTTACGGCGGGTTACTCCGTCATATTTTAGAAACTGGCGCATCATACGCCGACATAAAGGAGATTTAAAATGGCTGCAACTGCATGGCAATTATATAATTATGCTAAACGATATATAGGTAACGGAACCATTACACTAGGCGCTGGAGTAATTAAAATGGTTTTAGCGCGAACTTCAAGTAATGCTTCAACTTTTACACTTAGTACCTATGCTCAGATTACTGCTGAGATTTCAGCTACTGGTGGATATGTAACAGGCGGTAGAAATTTAGTACCAGCAACGGCTCAATGGACAGTAGGTGCTTCAGCAAAACAAATGAAGTTCACAATGTCTACAGTAGGTTTAGCATTTACAGCTTCTGGTGCTTCATTAACTAACATTAGATACGCGATTCTACGTAATTCAACTGGCGCTGGCGCTGGTAAGTTATTATGTTTCTGCCAATTATCTAGTGCTCAATTTACTGTAACATCACCTAATACATTGACAGTTTTACCTGCTGCTACCGGCATCTTTACTCTAACTTAAGAGTTTAGTCGTGGCAGTAACAACTGGCTGGGGACGCGGTACCTGGAGTTCTGCTGAATGGGGGCAAGGAATTGTCATCGAGGCAGGCGTAGGGACAGTTACGCTTACGGGCGTAGCACCTTCAGTTGTACAAGGTGTAATTAGAACACCTGCTGTAGGAACATTAACATTAGTAGGTAGTGCTCCAAGTGTAGTTACAGGACAAGTAATAACTCCTACGGGTCAATCTGTAATTATAGGATCTGCACCAAGTATTGTAGTCACAGGAAATGTAGTAACACCCGCTGTAGGCACAGTAACACTTACGGGCATAGCACCTTCAGTTGTACAAGGTAAAATTATAACCCCTGCCGTAGGGACATTAACATTAGTTGGTGTAGCACCTACAGCTCTTACAGGTAGTATTATAACCCCTGCCGTAGGGACATTAACATTAGTTGGTATAGCACCGAGTATTGTACAACAACTTAACATATTTAAAACACCTGATACAGGAAGTTTAAGTCTTGTAGGAGCAGCACCTGATGTGGTACAAAGTATTGTAATAACACCAGCAGTAAGTACCTTAACAATAGCTAGTGACGCACCAAAAGCCCTTACGGGTGTAGTTATAACCCCTGACGTAGCAACACTTACTTTAACAGGCGTAGCGCCTTCAGTACTTACAGGTAGGGTAATAGCTCCAGCAGCAGCAGTGCTTACCTTAGTAGGTGGAACATCTACATTAAGTAACCCAAATTGGAATGTAATAAATACAGCACAAACACCTGGATGGGTGCAAATAGCAGCATAAAAAGAACAATTTGTAGTAAAATATAGCAAACTAAAAGGAATTTATTATGGCAAGCACCTATTCAGCACTGAAAATAGAACTCATAGGAACTGGCGAACAGTCGGGAACTTGGGGCACTACAACTAATACTAATTTGGGCGACGCCGCACTGGGTGAAGCTATTACAGGATCTGCTGATGTAAACTTTGCTACAGCTGCCGATGTTACTGTAACTCTTACTGATGTTAATACTACTCAAGCTGCTAGAAACCTTCGTTTAAATATTACTGAATCTTCTACAGGCATAGGCTATGTAGGTAACTTAATTCTAGGTTCAGGATGCCAGATTGAAAAATTCTATCTTATTAATAATACAGGTACTGGCGCTAAAACAGTTAAAAATACAACAGGTACAGGCATTTCAGTTCCAGCAGGTAAAGCAACTTTAGTTTATAACAATGGTACTAATGTGGTTGATGCAGCTACTTATTTTAGCTCTTTAACATTAGGATCAGCCCTTCCAGTAGCTTCAGGTGGTACGGGTGTTACATCATCTACAGGCACTACAGCAGTTGTATTATCTACTAGCCCTACATTAGTTACTCCAGTATTAGGTGTAGCTACAGCAACTTCTGTAAACAAAGTAACTCTTACAGCGCCTGCTACAAGTTCAACACTTACAATTGCCGACGGTAAAACATTAACAGCAAGTAACACACTTACTTTAGCAGGTACAGATGCCACTACAATGACTTTCCCAGCATCAAGTGCTACAGTCGCAGGACTAGGTATAGCACAATCATTTACAGCTAAACAAACATTTACAGGTGCAACAGGTTCTCTAGCTTCTGCATTTATTAATGCTACTGAAACTTCAACTATCTCTGCAACAGCAGCTACAGGCACAATCAATTATGATGTAACCACTCAATCAGTTCTTTATTACACAACATCAGCCTCTGCTAACTGGACAGTAAACTTTAGAGGTAATGGTACAACATCTTTAAATACTTTAATGTCTACTAATGATTCTCTTACAGTTGTATTCTTAGTATCTCAAGGTGCTACAGCCTATTATAACAATGCTATTACTATTGATGGTACATCTGTTACTCCTAAATATCAAGGTGGTACAGCATGGTCAAGTGGTAACGCTTCAGGTATAGATGCTTACTCATATACTATTGTTAAAACAGGTTCAGCAGCTTTCACAGTATTCGCAGCACAAACACAATTCAAATAGGAATTAGTTAATGTCATTATTATCACGCCTAGCCGTACAAGCCGCAAGAGCTTATGGTATTTTATCGTCTAAATCTACTGCTGTAGCTGCTTCTTATCTTTCTGTAGCTGGCGGTGGAGCTGGCGGTGGAGGAACAGGCGGTGGCGGTGGCGGTGGCGGCGGTGCTGGTGGATTTTTAACTTCTACATTTTCTTTATCTACTCTTAATACATATTCTATTACTATTGGAGCAGGAGGTGCTGGAACTGCTGTTGGTGTAACAGGTTCTAGTGGCACAAATTCTGTAATTTCAGGTACAGGTCTTACCACAATAACTTCTATAGGCGGTGGTGGTGGTGGTCGAGGAGGTGGTGGATCTCCAGGTGTATCTAATGGTGCAAGTGGAGGATCAGGTGGTGGTGCTGGCGTTCAAGGCGCAGGAGCAACAGACACAGGTGGTTCAGGAACATCAGGTCAAGGTAATGCAGGTGGTAATGCTCCAAGTGGAACACCATGGTATGGAGGTTCAGGTGGTGGTGCTGGACAAAGTTGGGGTGGCCCAACTTATGGCGGTGCTGGAACTTCAGGACAAGG